GATTCTTTTTAGCATCTTGTGACCTAGATGCATAGATTACATGGTCAGCGTTTCTTTGCTGAGCCAGTTTTTTGACTGCCTTAACCAATAGTTCATGACCGATAGTCGGAGGATTGAATCTTCCGAATGCGAATACCACAGACTTCGCTGGTAGTTCTTTGATTAGCTGTTTGTAATCTTTCATTTAATCCATCTATAAAAAGGGTTTTACTACATTATTTAGGAGTTATGCTACTGCAATCAATGCCTCTGCTGCAGCAACGATCCAACGACAGGCGATCTCGTCTGACGCTAATTCTTGTTGAGCACGGATGCTGGCGATCTCTTGTAATAGGAACTCGTATTCTTCTTTGGTTAATTGTCCTTGCTCGTAGTTCTCACGAATTACTAGCATTTCGTTGGCTAATACTGCAGCTGGACCACCAAGTCCTGCTTGCTCTCTTAGGGAATTCATTATGCTCATTTTCTTCCTTTCCATGCATCGATGGCTACATCGACTCTAGTTCTGTTAAGTTTTAGGACACTTTCACAAAAGGTTTGACTCTTACTATCATATGCTTTAGTGACAGCATCTTGTAAACTCTTTAATGCTGGAGCCTGTGGATCGTCTCTCAAATCAGAATAGACTTTGACAGTCTCGATTTTATCCATCACAGGTTTCCAATCTTGTTTTGCGTCACAACTAACCTTACTCAATCCTACTTTAACATCAACCATATATCCAAACATTACTGGATCGTGTGGCTTTGGGAAAATAAACGCACAACCAGATAAAGCCAGTGCTAGAACTACTATAAGTTTTTTCATCGTTGCCATCCTTTAATAATGTCAGCGGAGAAATTAGACTTACTAAACTCAAGACGATCTACAATCTTGACTGCTCCGCCTGTCAAGTGATCAATTGCCACGAATCCTTCAACACCAGTGACTTTATATCCGTCAGTAGTTCTAAGGAATGTGCTGATATGTCCTGCTTCATTCATCTTTGTTATAATCATCAGTTTTGCTTTGGCGAGTAAATTAACCAAATCAAATATCTTTACAATCTCTGCTTTGTCATGAGTTGCGAAGAAAGATAAAACTGCTTTTCGTTTTTCTTCTTTGCCTGCTTTACCCTTTTCTGTTTTTAGTTTATCAATTTCACCTTGATACTTATCGTGAATATAATTAAACAAACCAACTACATGAGCATGAGTGTCGGTGATTTGTTCACCAGCACGAACTTTAGAGTTGTTGTATGTATTGACTGCCATGTTAAGATCTTCATTGTCTTTAATGGCATTAAGAGTTGCAGCAGGAATAGAACTAAACAATGTTCCAGCCTGTGACAGAATGGCAGTTAGTTCTTTAGTCTGCTCTTGAGTAAATGTGGCAGTACCAGAGTAATCTTTATAGTTTGCATCGTCCATCCAGACAGATGCAGATTGCGTCATCTTTGATACGATTGATTTACCAAACGATGCAGTCATTGACTCAAATGTAGAGCCAGTGTATGTTGTGTGCCACACTACACCAATCTTTGCTTTCATAATCTTATTGGCTAACTCTGTGCCAACAGGAACAGCATAGACGATTGTGTTTGGATGGAAGGTAACATATTTTTGTCCATCAATAGTAACAATCTTTTTATCATCAGTGAACATAAGGTCGCCTTGATAAACACCAGACTTAATACCGAGTTTCTTAAACTCAGCAAGAGCCACCTTTAATTTTGCAGCAAGATCGCCAGTGGTATCGGCATCGATCTGTGCATTTGTTTTATAGACTATTGGATTCTTATTGAAGACACCTTTCTTAGCAACAAAGAACTTCTTGTCTGTCGGATCGATACCAGCAAACACTGCTGGTGCACCATCCCACTTTACAGTGGCAGTAATTTTAGTCTTTGAATTGCCAGCAAGCATATCACGGAGATCTTGAAGGAACTTAATTGCTTGACGAGTGCCATCAACACCACCATCAAATACCAGATCTTCCACATGAGTCATGTGAGTGTTCTTTTGTTCAACGATATAATTCTTTAGTGTTTTCACTTAATAACCTTTACTGAACCATCTGGATTTGCGAAGAATGCTTCGAACTTAATATTTCTAAACTCTGTTCTTAACTTTAAGAACTCTCGTAGATTACTCATTGAGTCATCAAATAATCTTACTTTACCGTATTGATTGCTTTGTAGATATTTTCTAACGATGACTACTTTCTTAATAGCTGGAATCTCATTGCCAACTAATTCACCTGCTCTTTCAACACGAACTCTGTCGATGTCGAAACCATACTTACGAAATGTTGATAGGAATTTATCTCTATCATCAAAGTTTGCACGAGCAGTAAGAATGATAACTTTACTTAATGGATTCTTGACAGAATTAGTCAAGATTGCTTTGGCTTTTGCCAGCATTCTACCAATTGGTTTGCTCTCATGATAGAACTTATGTGCATCTTTAAACTCAGAGAAGTCAAACGATTCTCCGTCACCTAATTTGTAGTTGTTGAATTCTTGATTGGTAAGTTTGGCGATAGTCTTACCATCTTTGACAACTGCGATTTGAGCAGTGGTGTGGAACAGAGTGTCATCGATATCGAATATCGTTAGACTCCCAGTCGGCTCTACCACCGCTTCTTCTATGTATTCTCTAAACCTTTTCATACCTCTATTATACCGCAAGTTGCAATTAAAGACAACACCTTTCTATAATAACCCTACAAACTTGAGGGGATTATCCTAGAGTGAAAGTGCCATTGGCTCCCTTGTGTGGACCAGAAGATCCCTTCATAGTCATGGTCGCCACATTCATAATCTTACCAGTTTTCTTATGTGTACCTTTAATGTTGACAGCGATGCCACCATTATGAACTACATGAAGATTCTCAAAATTATCTAAATGTTCATCAGCAATTTTATGTGCAGGTTTCACTACAGGTTTTGATGAACCATCATCCTGAACATGAGAGTGAGCCACAGTGTGTGGAATTTTAGTTGGAGCAGATACATGCTGATTAACAATTTCTCTAAGTTTAGTATCATCATGTGTAGCCAAACCATCTGCGAATTTCTTAGCGATTGCTCGTTTGGCAATCAATGCACCTTCTTCAGCAGACTTTGCTCTTGCTGCAGCCATCTGTAGAAACTCATCTGGTTTCTTATGCTTGTCGTGAGCACTAACAAACATCTCAAAATGTTTATGCGTATTCTTTTCTTTTGCGGATAGTTTTCTACCAGAAGAAAGTAGTCCAGAAAGACGAGCATGCTCTGCTCTTACCTTCTCAATACCCATGCTGTCGGCTTTGTATTGAGCATGGCGATCTTCAGCTGAACCAGTATAACCTATTTTTTCCATGGCTGATGCATGTACTTTTAAATGCGAGTTTAAAGAACCAGCTGGGATGTTTGCAGTTTTCTCTAAAGAGTCAAGTCCTGGATTGCGATAGTTTGGTTGTTTGTTTGTTCCGTACTTTGCTGAGATTCCATGGTGTCCAATAACCTTACCATTTTTATCATGAATCTCGGCAATCAAATCTGCGTTTGAGTTTACATCTTTAATACCAGTAGTCTTCTCATGATCTCCAGGTTTGTTTGGTTTGTCAGCGTTGGATGTCCAATAAACATTTCCAATCTTATGTCCAGGTTTGATATGTCCCTGTTGAACTAGATGATCGTGTAATGCTTTGGCTGTAGACTTTGCGTGGGAATCAATTTCATTGTATGCAGCATCGCCAATCTTTTTCTTTAAACGATCGTGAACTTGTTGAGGTGTGCCAGCATGGTCTTCATTTTCAGATTCTGCACGATGATGAGCAGGCAATTTAGTTTCTGGGTGCAGGTGTTTTGATAAAAGGATTTCATGCAACTTACCTTTGTCATCACTGTCAACTGCACTGCTAAGTGCCTTTTCTACTAGTATAGTTTCTTCTTTTAAGAATGATTTAAAATTTAACATTACGCAAATGCTCCGATTAACTGTTTGTTGTACTCTGTCTGATATGCCATCTCATTAATTGTTATATTAGATGCATTCATAACTGGTGCAATATTATATAATGATTTAGCCATTTTACTAAACTCTAATGTCATGACAAATTGATAATCCCCAGAACCTTTATATTGGCATCGCACTCTAATTCTAGATGATGCAATGTCAGCAAAGTCTGGGATTTTGTTCTTCAGTTTTTGATTTAGTTTTAATGGATCTGCTTTGTTTAGTAAAAAGAATCCATGTGTGCCAACATTAATATATGCACACTTCTTTGAATTGTAGTAGTCGCAAATTGCTTTGGCTGGAACAGGTATGTGGACTTCGTTTGGACCACTAAACTGCTTTATGTCTTCTTTGTAGGCATCTGCTTTAGTCTTACCACTTGGAACAATCTTCTTACCTGCTTTATCGTTTTGTAAGAAAGGAACTTTACCTCTCCAATTCTTACCATATGTTCCTGAGACATTCATCTCATTCAACAGTTTGTATTTGTTTCCAAGTGCTACTAATAATTCTTTTTCAGGATCGTTATCAGTCGCACCATATGACCATTTATTATCATAGTATTTAAGGACTAGTGAACCTGCTGCAGTGGGTGCAATCTTTAACTCGCAGCCCTCTTTATTGACACCTGTTTTATCTCTAATAAGTTTGATTTCTAGATCTGGGCGATCGGACGATGCTCCAGCTGCACCTGACCCAGCACTGATGCCAAATTTAGCAAGTGCTTTGTATGCGTTGTTTTCGTAGGCGAAGCCCTGTTGTGCTGCCATCACTGTCCCTATTAGTAAATACTAATTATTTAGGACGACGAGATGCTCGGACTGTTTTTTGATATTTACGATCCCACTTGATAATCTGTTGCATAATCTTTGGGATTGCAACATTATTCTTGTAGTCGTAATTAAAGGACTTTAGATAAGATCTAAGGGTTGATGAGTCTCTGTATTTCTTTGCACGAGATAACAGATCTTCGATGGGAACATTTGGACGATAAGTTTTAAAGTCTAATAAACAGCAATGTGCATATGCTTGTATTTCATCGAACTCAGAGAGATACTTTCTCTCGTCATTCTTCTTTTGTGACTTAACCTTTTTATATGGAACTACATATCCACTCCACTCGTCTCCTCTGCGATCGAACTGCATGAAGTGTATTAGTTCATGCATGGTCACTTGAATTAGACGATACTTGAATTTGTTCCAAGTTCTTTCAGTGAAGGGGAATTTGTCAAAGTAGTAGGTATAGACAAATATTGTAGACTGGCGATCATTAGGATCGTATTCTCCACCAACAGCTACATAGCTCTCATACATCTTGGCTCTGGATGGCTCTGGTCGAAACTCTATCTTTGTTCGCCACTTACGGAAGTAGTTTGAAAGACCTTTACTATCATTGCGATAGAGATCAAGATCTTTCCAAACCTTTGCAGGAATGAACTTCGCTCTGAATGGTCGTTCCCCAAAGTTGAGTAGATCCATCCAGTCGAAATTGGCATTTTCTAGGAACTTCATTTTACATCCTAGAAAGGTATTTTATCTCTTGAAATGTCCTTCCAAGAAACCCAAAACCTTTCCCTGCTCCTCTAAGTTAGTATTAACAAACTCTGTAATATAGGGCATCAGTTCAAAATTAGACAGTATATTGCTATATTTAGTCGCTCGACCTTTTAGGAATGTCTCAGATTGGTCAGATCCTCGTTCTGCATATCGTTCTTTTAGCATAGCATCTGGAACTTTAAGGTAAATTACCTGTAGATCCGTATTTGGAAGTCCCATTGCAAACTCTAAGAAAGACTGATTAAAGATTCGGTCTCCCTCGAATAGAATATTGGAGGTGGTCTCTCTAACAAACTCCTGTGCCACTGGTTGAACAGCCATGCTTAGACGATCTGTACCAGCAAAAGTTTCCCCATCATCATACTTACCTAGAATGTATAGGTCGAGTTCTTTACAATATAGAGCAGGAAGCATCTTTTTAGGTTCGACTTTCTCCCATTGATACTTCTCCATAAACTTACGGAATAAAGTGGTCTTGCCAGTTCCAGGTTGCCCACCAACAGCGATGAGTTTACGCACCTGTGGTTCTCCACGAATAATCTGAATGGAGATCTGGTCTGTAGTTCCAATGTTTTCTTTAAGCATTTTTCACTTCCTCAATAAATTTCTTTAGTTCTTCCTCAGTAAATACCCAAACTCTTCCAATAAAGTGATGCACATCAGAGTCAACATCATGTTTCTTTGTGAAGGTCATTTTCTTTACCAATTCTCTAGATGCATTCTTGGCAAGATTCTCTTTAATCTCGTCTGCATAAGTTGGAACAGTATCCTTTAACTTTAAGAGTTCGTGTGCTGATACTTTATGATCAACAGTTAGTTTATTAAACTCATACTTGTCTAGTAAGTCATCGGTTATTACACCCATGGCAATGGTTCCATAACTACCACTGGTGTTTGATATAGTTATACTTCCAGTGGTCATATCACTAATGCCCACTGGTAAAGTAACAGAACTTGTCGTTGTTAAACTCATGCAAAAATCTCCAATCCATTTAGTACAGGTTGCTCATCATCAAACATCCACTCAAGATTCTCTAGTCTTCCTGTATTAATAAAACTAGAAAATCTTTCTTTATCAATTCCTCTTCTGTGGTCTAATCTCAAGTCGATAGTTTCTTCTCGTGATTGCCATAGAACATCCCAATCAATACCATACCATCCATCCTTCTCACACTGCATGATTTCTTCTGCCTGTCTATCAAGATAGTATCCAAGATAGCGACCATGATGTGCTCTGAAGATCTTCTTGAAAGAACATAAACAGGTTTCCATTGTAAAGTAATCTACCTTATCAATTAGCTCTGGAAATCTCGCTTTCGTCTCGCAAAGAATCTCGTACGCTTGTGCTTCAAGGTTCGCATAATGTCCTCCAGTGAGTTTTCTATCCACAAAGTCTTCCTGTCCAACGGCATAAAGGAGTCCATTACGATGAGAGCGAGAGCCATCATAATCATCCAACATGAGAGAAGTAGGATTGATACGGACACCAGCAGTATGCCTAAGATGCTGAAGATAAAACCAAGTGGAGTAACGACCAAACTTATGCAACCCAGACTTAATGCCTGTCCACAGGTTATTAAAGTTCTCTTCTTCATTGTGTCCATAATATTCTTCCAACCTTTCTCTTTGTGTTTTGTCTCCCACAAATTGTTGGTAAGAAGCGAACATGGTAGGGAGGTGTCCTTTGTTCCACTTTGTATCTGTTTGGTATCTTAATCTTTTATAGTTTGTAGTGTTCCACTGTGTCATACGATCTACAGTGGCTAACTCAAAGTCTGGAAACTCGTTCATGAGAATCCATGCAGTTGGAAGATAGTATGTATTACCATACAACCAACACAACCACAACTTCTGCTCATCATTATGTTCATAACGATTGTTCAGATAGTTTGTTGCCCATACAGCAGGATCGCAGTCAT